GTAAACATTCTTGGCGACACCAAGTAACAACAACGAATCATAACCTCAAACAAGGAAGACTAAACTATGAAGCTTATTAAGTCTATCGCAGTTGCGTGCGCAATGTTTCTTGCTCTTGCTATCCCTTCGCACGCACAGACCGCAACGCCCGCTGGCGACCTTACTAACATCTATGGTGTTGGTGTTTCCTACAATCCGGGTGCAAGCCCGTCTGTTGCCGGTACCGCCCTGTATGCTCATGGCGTTGGCAACAGCGGTACTTATGCATTTACGGTGCTCGATGCACTCCCGAATACAGTAAAGCCGTTTACTGTGACAACCAACGTTGGTGTTGGTGTTGCGCAGAAGTTGCTTACGATTGGAAAGGTGCCTTTCTATGGCACAACGTCAACTGGCGTTGCATGGAGCGGAACCAACGCAGGTTGGCAGTACAACTTTGGCGCGGCTGCTTTGATTGGCATTAAAGCTAACAAGAATTATTACGTGATGCCAACCGCTCGCGTGCTGAAGAGCACCATTAACGGGGCTTACAGCCCTATTGTTGGTGTTGAATTTGTCTTTGGTAACTGATACACTCCGCTCAGACCTTGACTAAGCGGAAAGGCCGCAATCAAACCAAGCGTGTGACGTGAGTTAGGGCAATGGCGTTGCTAACCCGCTCCTAGCACAAAAACCTGAGATTCAGCCTTACCAACAAGGTCAGAAAAGCCCCGGTCAAAAGCCGGGGCTTTTTACTTGACAACGTGTGCTAGACTCCCCGGCAAGATGACGTTGGATGAGCAAAAACTCGAATTTGCGCGAATGTATTTCCGCAATCCAACAGATGCAACAATGATTGCAGCAAGGGTGCTTGGTGAGGCTGTTGTTAATGCCAATCCGCTAGAGGCGATTAACGCGGCTAGAGAATGGCCTTATGACCCGCTTGTTACTGAAGAGCTAGATAGGCTTAGCAGTGAGACTAAACCAAAGTCTGACTATGTTGTTAAGGCTCTAAGCAGCTTTGAAACATGTATGCAACTTGGTGAGACCAAATCCGCTGTTGAATTTCTCAAGCTAGCGGCTCAATTAGAAGGTCATCTTGCAAAGGTTGATAACAAGGGCAAGAGCGGTACTGACAAGTTACAAGAGCTTGCGGACATGATTATTAACCCTGCTGACAAGGGTTGGGATGGCTAAGTTTTCGCAAAAAGCGTTGCGGTTTATCCGCAGACACCCCAAGTATGATGCTGTTGTTAACATACTTGAAGGTTCGGTGCGCTCTGGCAAAACATGGGCAATGATTCCAAAGCTGATTTTCTTACTCAACACTTATGAGGTTGAGGGAGACAGAATCATTTTTGGTGTTAGTAAGGATACGATTTACAACAACGTCCTTACTCAAATTTTCGACTTCGTTGGTACCGATAACTATTCCTACAATCGGCAGACTGGAGAGCTTTACCTTTTCGGTGTGCGCTGGAATGTTGTAGGTGCTAAAGACGAAGGTTCTGAGAAATACATTCGCGGGCGCACTGTGGGCATTGCATACGGGGATGAGCTTACCCTCATTCCTAAGTCATTTTTTGACATGATGCTAACCCGTATGTCACCCGAGGGTGCGCGGCTTTACGGTACAACTAACCCCGGCTCACCTTTCCACTATCTCAAGAAAGAATGGTTAGATGATGCGCAAAAGCGTGCAGCCGGTATTGTTTGGTCTGAGCACTTCGTACTAGATGACAACCTGAGTCTTAGCGAAGATAAGAAAACTTATTACAGAACAGTTTTTAAAGGCGTCTTTTACGACCTATTTATTCTTGGCAAATGGGTACTAGCGGAAGGCGTTATTTATGCCGATTGCTTGAGCGAAGAAAATTATTATGATGATGATGCACGACCTTTAGGCTTGTTATCTCAAGGTGGTTACTCAGAAATGTTTATACCGGTTGATTATGGCACCGGCAACCCAACTGTCTTTTTGCATATCGTTGACGATGGACAAACGTATTGGGTTGATGATGAGTATTATTGGGATTCTCGCGAGCAAAGACAGCAAAAAACAGACGGGCAATACATTACCGATTTGATTGAATGGCGCAACTCTCACGCCCCGCGCGGTTGTGTTGTTATTGTTGACCCTTCAGCAGCTTCGCTAAAAGCTGAAATGGACTTGCGCGGCGTGTGGAATGAAGACGCTGAAAATGAAGTGCTAGATGGAATTAGAAGCGTTGCTAACTTGCTAGCAAAAAAGAAACTGAAAATACATAAGCGTTGTGCTAAGTTGATTGCTGAGTTAGGCACTTACTCATGGGATACAAAAGCCGGTGAGAAGGGCGAAGATAAACCCATTAAGAAAAACGACCATGCGCCGGATGCGCTTCGTTATTTCGTGCAAACAAAAGTGCCAGCATGGAGGATTGCCGCGTGAGCGTACCAAGTGTTATTGACAGGTATAAGGAAATAACTAGCGGCGTTGCTAACGATTCCGTAGCTAATGACGCTTTTTCTAACGTTACCGCTCGCATGGGATATGGAACGCCTAGCCTTGTTGAAGCCACTGATTACGAGCTTGTGCGTTGGTCAAACAATTACATGCTTATGGTTACGCTGTTTCGTAACCATTGGATTTCACGGCGTATTGTCGAAAAGCCAGCACAGCACATGTGCAAAGCATGGGCAAAGGTGCAAACGTCCGAATTGAAAACGGATGAGGTTGCTAAGTTTGACAGACTTATAAACCGCACACATACCAAGGCTAAAATTCAAGAAAGCATTACTTGGGCAAGGCTTTTTGGTGGCGCTGGTGCATTGATGGTTATTGATGGTCACGAAACAATACTTGACCAACCGCTTGAGTTGGAAGATATAAACCCCGGTACTTACAAGGGTTTGATTCCGTTTGACCGTTGGAGCGGCATAACACCTAGTAGTGAAATCGGCACAGATATTAGCAGACCAATTGATTACAACTTGCCTGAGTATTACAAAGTGCAGGGCGAGAATGACGATACCTTCAATGTCCATGCAAGCCGCATATTGCGGTTTTCAGGGCCGCGTGTTCCCCGGCCTGAGAATCAAGCACAGATGCATTGGGGCATTTCAGAGTTAGAAATTGCGTATGAGGAAATACGCAAGCGTGACAATAGCTCTTGGGCGATTCTTTCGCTCATGTTTCGCGCAAGCATTCTTGCTTATAGCAATCCAAGCCTTGCTGGTATGCTTTCCGGTTTAAACTCTAGCGGTGATGCTGCACAACAGTTTTACCGTCAGATGAGCGCACTTAACGAAGTGCTTAGCAACCAAAGCATGTTGATACTTCCGAAAGATGCTCAACTGTTTTCTCATTCATACTCTTTTGCTGGTATGGCTGAGATTTACAACCAATTCCAAATGGACATTTCCGGCGCTGCTGAAATGCCGGTATCTATTTTGTTTGGTCGCACGGCAACCGGGCTGAGTCAAGGCAATGACGCTGAAATGCGTATCTATGAGCAAAACATTGGGCAAAAACAACAAGATGAATTAGCACCACAATTGCACAAACTTTACCCCGTTATTTGCATGTCTGAGTTTGGATTTGTGCCAGATGACATTGACATTGCATTTCCTGCTGTGCGGGTTCTTACTGAGGAAGAAAAGAGCAAAATTGCAAGCGATAAAGTTACCGCCATTCTCGCACCCTTTACTGCTGGTGTAACGTCACAGAAAACAACGTTGCTTGAGCTAAAGGGTATTTCCGATGAAACCGGCCTATTTCAAAGCATAACAGAACAAGATATAGACAAGGCCGATGAAAACGTCATAGCACCTTTAGAAATGCAAGGTGCTGGAGATAACTTTAATGATGACTCAGGTGAGGAAGACGCCAAACCCCCAAAAAAGAAATAGCTTTGCAGGTTGCAATTGGCGACAGCTTGTTGGTATGCATGATGAGAAAGTAAAAGAGATAAACGCAAGCCTTGCAGAGCTATTTGAGATTGATGAAGAGCTAAAGAGAGTAGCCCCGGAAGACGTTTGCATTGGGGTTATCTCAAGATGAGATATGGCAGACAAGCAACCATTCCAACGGCCAACACGTTTAGAAGAGGTATACGGCAGAGAGCTTAACAGGCTATTTGCTCAGTATCTCCAATTGCCTACAACTACAACGCTTGGCGAGATTAACGCAAGGCTTGTTGAGTATGGGCAAGCCTCAAATTTTATTCAGCGCTTCGCAGGAACGATAGCGGAGCGCATGGTAACTCAGACACTAGCCAACAATGCCCGCAGTTGGCGGCAAGCTGCAACGG